ACCGCCTATTTTGGCGATTATGCTTGTCTGGTGCTGCTGTAGTAGTTCAGCCACAAGTAGCCTTGTAAATGATACGATAAAACGTGTCAAGAAACTTTCAGCTTAGAAAAAGTCGTCTGTTCTGTACAAATTCACCGCGTATGAACCAGTTTTACCAGTTACTGAAACTGTTTCATTCCCATACAGTTCTTCGCATCCAATATCCTCCATACAATCTCTTGCATTGTGACTCACTGGTACAGCATAAAGGTTTTCACCCCCAGTTGTCGTGTAGTAGTGGTAACGATCGCGGCGCCCCCGCACCTCCTTGCCATAGAGTGGGAGGGTCTCTCCATTGCCTGTAATAATACCCATTTGTTGCATAAAGCCAGGTTTATACTGCTTAATTGGTGCATTTCTGAATTCTGGTTCACGCTGTGGGCGGCGCTGCTCAATCTCAATGCGTGGTGGCACTGGCATCACTGGCACTTCTACCGGAACTTCAACCACTTTTGGGTTGAACCACATGTAACCCAAAACGAGAGCAAGCACAACAACGGCTGACATCAGGATTTGATTTCTGGCCTTGTTCTTAATCTTCATTTATTATAGTTAAGGAATATTATTTACATAAAGATATGAAGGTACTCGCCATAGATATTGGTTACCATAATATGGGTCTCGTTCTTGCTGAGTGTGGAAAGGCTCCAGATCTTGATGTAGAATTCTTTAAGAAAGTAAGTTTGGAAGACTATAAATACATCTATTCAAATGACATTGTTGACCTCGTTCCTTTATTTGTAGACGCACACAGGTACATATTTGATTCGGCTGATACAATCCTTATAGAGAGACAACCACCCGGAGGCTTCACAAATATCGAGGTACTTTTACATTACATGTTCAAAGATAAAGTTGTTTTGGTTTCACCTGTGAGCATGCATACACATTTTGGTATGAGGCATCTCTCATACGATGAGCGTAAAGAGAGAACGGTATCTATCGCGAGCAAATATATTCACGAGGAAATACCATATGAAAGGAAACATGATATAGCAGACGCACTTTGTATGATTGTCTATTACAATTTTAGAGTATCTGTCCACATCTTTGATAAGTTTAGGTTTGAACCTTCTCGGCTTTAAGAATTTCTAGGGCGTTCGCAACGAACTCTAATGCGTTATCATTTCGGACTCGCGCATATTCTCTAATTTTTTCAATGTTGTACTCAAAGGTTTTCTTCTTTTCTTCGACCGTCTTGAGTCTTTCAATTTCGGAATCAATTTTAGCCGTGATAGTCTCAATAGCTTCATCCATCTTTAGTGTTTCCTCTTCATACCAATCTAACGAACGTTTGAGAAGATCCCTCTTCACTGGTGATCTTGTTCGCTCCAACTGTTTTTCAATCCTCTCAATTTTGTCATCAATTATTTGAAGATTACTGATGTACTTTTCATGGTGAAACTCCTTTGCCTGCTCCAACGCTACAATTTGTTCTTTGATATCCATTTTCTTTTGTGATATCATCGTCCCAAAACTTTATACCGAGCATGCGTTCATGATAGTCTATGATCATTTTTAAAGTTTTTGATCTTAGACCACCAGTGATTTTATCTTTGATTTCTGTACCCTTGTAGAAGTTGTACTCTTTCCGAAGACGGGCAAGTTCATCTTCGCGCCAGTTGGTCATCTTTACTTTGGAACTTTGCCAGACATCAGGTCTCTTAGGTCGTCAATGAACATATCAAAGCGTCCGAGACGATACTGAACAAGAGCCCATAAAAAGAAAAATACCGTTTTTGTGAGGTTATTTACGTCATTATCCTCCATTTTGTAGATTGGGGAGACTACTCTGTGCATAAAAGTCTCTTCCTTCTGCTGACCAGTCACATACATCTCAGCCTGCGTTAAAGCACAGGTGTCATCGTTTACCGACCAGTGATAGAACAAAAATGGAATGAGTATGGAGTAGAACTCTAGGTTACGACGATCATTTGTGAAAGGAACCACGAGAATACCAATGAGAAAAACAAGATGAATCCAAAATATTATATTCATCTATTATAAAATGAATCAAGAAAATTTTGACGATCAAATGATCAAGCAGAAAGAACTTGAGCATCGCCGGGATAGTTGGAACGAACAACATGAATCCATACTGCGTCAATGGGGTGAAGCATCTGGCTGTTACCGTTACATGCATCACAGGGCATTTATCATGTACAAGGGTTTGAGTATGCGTTTTACTCTCCCTGTTATTGTGCTTTCAACAATTACAGGTACAGCGAACTTTGCCCAAGAACAGTTTCCAGAAAATCTCCGTGGCATGGTGCCATCTGTGATCGGTGGTCTCAACCTTATTGCTGGTCTCATTGCGACAATTATGCAATTCTTGAAGATCAACGAGTTAATGGAAAATCATAAGGCAGCAGCACTTTCATTTGGTCTCTTGTCAAGAAATATTAGGTTAGAATTAGGTCTCGCACGCGAAGAGCGTAGCATTGATGGTTTAGAGTATGTTACCAGGTGTAAGAATGAATACGATCGCTTGATTGAACAATCGCCATCTGTACCGGCGAGTATCCTCGCAGAGTTTGAAAAGGAGTATCCACTTGACAATGTATTCACAAAGCCAGAAATCCTTGATGTTCGGGCAATCCCTAAGTTGAAGTTGCCTGGTTTCACAAACCTTAGATCGGGTGGTTCGAGTGTCATCTCTGAAACAACAAAAGGTGGACCATTTTCAAGAATCGGAGATCTCGTGAAGGGAAAAGAAGAATACGACGCAAAAACAAAGATTCTCGAGGAGATGAGTGAGGAAGAAGAAGAACTCAAATCGGTGGTTTCTGAAGAACCGACAGACGTCGAGCAAGGTACACCAACAGAATAAGCATGATCATATTAGTTAAACCCGCACACACTGCATATGGTAAAATTTTCCTTCTTAAAGGTTTTACGATACGTTCTTGTAGTGCGTCATTTTCAAGCACCAAATCTATAGCTTGATTAGTAAGATCATCAATGGATTCCTTCATTAAATTAGTCGAGCAAAAAAAAGAGCCCCCTGTTGACACGATTCATACAAAACATATTGATCTATTAAAGAAGTACATTCGTGAGCGAAAGAATGTCTTCGTGTGTGGCTCATCGGGTGTCGGAAAGAGTTACATACTACAAGCAGTTTTCAATGAATCAAATAGTGTTGAGATTCAACAAGAACATCTCAAGAGTAAATCCCCTTTCCTGACTTTCATAAAAGGTGCTGCGAAGCATGCGTTCATTGAGGACTATGGACCAGAGTTTAAAAGTCTCGTGGAACGCGTATCTGATGGTGAAAGACTCACACGCGGATCTCTTGTAGTCACATCTGTGGCTATGTGTATGTTTCCAAACTTTGAGACTATATTCGTTCCGAGGCACAAACCAGATAAGATTCTGACACTCACAGAAGATCGTTCAAAGAGAGCTGAAAATGCGGCTGTTATGTGTAATGGTAATATTCGAGACTTTTTTTCATACCTCGATGATTACGACCAGAAAGATGTATTCAAAACACCAAAAGAGTTTATAGCAGACGTTCTCACAGATCCAAACTTTACAAAGATTCCAGATAAAGTTCATGAACATGGACATGTATGGGATATATTTCAGGAAAATTACTTGGATTCAAAGGGTATTAACTACATGAGGGCGTCACATGCGTTTTCAGATGCAGATATCTACGATGACCAAATGTACTCAACAGGTGATTGGCACCTCATGCCATATTTTGTATTGAATGCCCTTGTAATACCAAAGTTGTCACTTGGTACTCCACTCGTGAGAGATAAGATCAGACCTGGGAGTTGTTGGACAAAATATGGTAATTATAGAATGCGGGTTCAAAAGTTTAGGGACATACAAAGGCGTTGCGGTAAACATCTGGGAATAGAAGACCTCTGTCTACTTAAGAAATATGCTGAAAATGGGGATATAGAACCAATGTTAGAATATGGTTTAACTCCACAGGACTTTGATGTCATGAATCATCTCGCAGTTGGAAGTAAGTTAAAACAGAGAGACGTTACGAGAGTAAAGAAAGCATTGAAAAATGCCATCGCAGAAAGAAGTGGAGAAGATCTTTGAAAACATTTTGACAGCTGGGTTGGAAGGTAAGGGTGCCAAAGTCCTTGAGGAAGAAGAACCAGAAGTCACAAAGACCATTGGTAACGAAATCCACTTCTATGGTGAAATCACACCAGAAAATACCCTTGAGTTTGTTGAGAGCTTCCGAAAGTTGGAAACTCACCTTCTCAAACAAAAGGCGGATCTTATTGGCTATGAACCAGAGATTCGCATTCACATAATGAGTGAAGGTGGGGATATGTTTTCGGGCTTCACTCTCAAGAATGTCCTCGAAAAGTCCCGTGTTAAGGTTGTGACCATCGCTCAGGGCGCGTGCTGCTCGGCGGCTACTTTCATGTTCTTGGGTGGATCAGAACGACGCATGGGCGAAAATGCATACCTTTTGATTCACCAATTGAGTACCGACTTCTGGGGTAAGTACCAAGATCTCAAGAATGAGATGAAAAGTTGTGACAAGTTTATGGGAGCTCTCAAGAAGATGTATATGGACAAAACCGAGATCCCTGAGAAGAAGTTTAAGAAATTGATGAAGAAAGACCTCTTTTTGTCGGCATCAAAGTGTCTAAAGTATAAGATTGCTCACGCGATTGACTAATAGTAATATAGCGTTTGTAAAGACCAAGTACACATAATACAATAAAAGCGATCGCAAATGTATTTGCATTCATAGGTACACTCGTGCGTTCTGGAGGCCTAAGTCGTTCCATTCTACCATAATTTACAACTGGCAGTGAAGACATCTATTTAAAGTTGAGAAATTAAATAAAACTACAATGGAACGAATTATCCGTAAAGACAAGATTGGGCGTGAGCGTTTTGTTGACATCAGCGTGGAGGACCTCGGCAATGGCACGGCGGACATTGTCAAGAGAACTGGAATGGTTGGGAGTGATAAAGCCATTGAATCGAGAACCAATGTGAAGACTGGCTACGAAAAAGCTTTGGGTCGCGCCCAGACCATGTGGAACAATGAGAAGACCAAGGTTGAACAAGTGTTGCCAATGCTGGCAAACAAATGGGAAGACCGCGAAAAGTACATTTCTGAACCGTTTTATGTTCAACCTAAATTGGATGGTGTGCGTCTTATTGTTTCCAAGTCTGGGTGTTTCTCAAGAACTGGTAAAATTGTCAAAGGAGTTGAACATTTGGCGGGGAAGTTGAAAGAAGGGGAGTGGTTAGATGGAGAGTGCTACGCACCTGGTATGACTTTTGAGGATCTCACAAGCGCCTTCAAAATGGATCCCAAAAGCTTGGAGTTCCACGGGTTTGACTATTTTGACATCAATCGCCCAGACCTTCCATTCGCGGAAAGGCAGAAGATCCTAAAGGACAAGACTCCAGTGGTTGTGGATACGCTCCTTGTTCCAAAAAAGTCCCAGATGCCCAAGTATCACCAACAATTTGTTGACCAGGGACACGAAGGTATCATGATTAGAGAGGCCACGAGTACCTACGAGATTGGGAAGAGAAGCAACTACCTTCTCAAGTTTAAGGAGTTTCAAACAGAAGAATATGAAATTGTTGGCGCGAAGACGGGGCATGGACGAGATGCCAATGCCGTCGTTTGGGTCTGTAAAACGGCATCTGGACAGGAGTTCACAGCGAAGCCCGAAGGTACCATCAAGGAGCGAGAAAGATACTACCGTGAGAGAGAACAATACATGGGCAAGCAACTCACAGTCCGTTTCCAGAACTTAACAGCCCTCGGTGTTCCCCGTTTTCCAGTGGGTGTGGCAATTCGGGACTATGAATAATGTCAGCACACATAAATGAACACAAAACTTGCGGTTGATGTTGACGAAGTCCTTGTTAACCTACTTGAACCTATGGCCAAGTGGAGAGGTGTTGCTCTACCAACAAGACCAAAATATAAGTACCTGTATAGAGAAATTTTTGATTGCACAGAAGAACAATCCCAAGAAATCCTCCACAAGTTTTATCGTTCAAGAGACTTCCTTTACCTTAAACCAATCCTTGGCGCTCAACCGGCTATGCAAAACTTTAGACACAATTTT